AACACGAATCTTTGCAAAATTATATCCATCTCCATTTCTATCAATATAATTTTTATCGATATAGATTTCTTCATCTGTTCTATAAATACGACTTTTATCTTCATATTTTATAACTTTAGAAGGGTCATTTCTATCTTCTTTGATAGGTGTTATTTTTGCAATAATGATATCTCTATTCTCTACTAATGTATTTTCGGGAATAACTCCTTTACTATTTACTTTATTATAATTCGCAAACTTCATTCCTTTTGTTTTCGTAGCATCTGGTTTACATCTTATTTCTTCATCCCCATTTACTTTTTGTTTATCTTCATCTTTTTCAGTGTGATAAATGGTTGCTTGAAATAATCCTCTATCGATTGAACCTTTATTAAATAGTAGAGAATCTTCTTGATTATAACCGGTATGTGTCATAATTGCAACAATTACTGTAAATCCAGAAGGAATATCATTGATACGAATCATATCCATAATTCTTGTATCCACCAAAGGTCTTCCAGGATAAGTCAAGACATATGATGTTTTATCCATTCTATTTTCATAATTAGTAACATATACACCCATCGCCTGTTTTGCTTGAGCACATTGATATGTATTTCTTGGTGATTGATTGTGGTCTGGAAAGGGAATACAAGAAGCCAAAACACCAAATATAGTACTAGGATGAATTTCACAATGGGTATATTTATATATTTCTGTTGTTTTTTCGGGTCGTATCCATTGTTTTTCCAAATCGATTGGTTTCATTGCAATTAAGCTATGTTCTTGTTCATCGGGGTCGATATATTCAATGACTGATTCAGTCAATTTACAATTGGTTAATAAATCATTCCATACTAAATCACCATTTTTAATACCTTGAACTACAGATTTTTTGATAACTAAATGATTTTTTTCTACTCTTAATAGAGGTCGTGTTAATCTTCCAGCATCATTACATATTCTTATTTCTGCGTTTTTATAATCAAATACAATAGATGTATAAATATTAATAAGTCCTTGATATTTTTTTTCTTTGAGAGAAATATACATTTCAAAAGGATTCTCTACTACACCAACCCAACATCCATTGATAAATACTTTTACTTTTTTAAACAAGTCAATTGGTTTACAAGTAGCAATATCAATAATATAAGGCATCACATTATTATAAATTGGTTCAGAATTAGAAGCGATTGTGATATGAGCCATATAAGATAGATTTTTAACGACACCTACAGATTGACCTTCTGGAGTTTCTGCGGGACATAAAAATCCCCAAGAAGTATTATGTAGTTTTCTTGGTGGAATCAATTTACCTCTTTTGTCAGTTGGTGTAGAGATACGACGCATATGACTTAAACTACTTACATAAGTTAATCGATTCAATACTTGTGCAACACCAACTTTATTACTATTTGTATGTTTGATGCCAAAATCACCAGTAGATAATGCTTTTTTCAATCCATTTTCGATAGTGGTTGATTTAATAATCTTATAAATATTAGTCATATTAATAATATTCATATATTGTTCAGTTGATTTCCAAGAACCATTATTAATTTCTTTTATAATTTGTTTCTCCATATCTTTCACCAATTTATTGAAATAATTACGAAATAGATTATTCAACAATGAACCAGTTAAATCAATTCGTTTATTGGTATAAGAATCTCTATCGTCTTGTTTAATCCAATCAAATTTAGCTTGTAATAATTTATTAACCATATAGCCAAGAAAATATATTTTTTGTTGTTTTGTACTACAATGTGGAAATAAATCATTTGCAAGAATATCATTTGTAAATTCCATTTTCTTTTTGTTTCCGGTTTCTTTATCCATATTAATGGGTGTGTACATAACATAAGTTGTAATATGTTTTAACGCGTCTTGTTGAGTTAAGATTGTATTTGAATCTATAATAGAAGCCAACAATCCATCCAATAATTCTTTATATTCTTTATTATTAATGTCGAGAATAATATATTGACAAATTTCCAAATCAGAAATTATACCCAAAGCACGAAATAATACAAATAATGGTACAGGTTGTTTTACACGATGTAATTGAACGACAATAGGAAATCCCAAACCATTATTCTTAGAAGAAACCATAATATTGAGTTGTTTTGGTGAGATACATTTAAAATCGGGTACTGATTTTATTTCAGCACTCCATGTATATTTAGTGTTATTTTTACTGACATTATATATATAAATTTTATTTTCTGCTGCTCTTTCTTGACCCAACACCGTTTTTTCAGAACCGTTAATAATAAAATATCCTCCTGTATCATATTTGCATTCGCCAATATTTTTATTTTCCATATGTTTGTATTGTGTCAAAACACAAATATTTGATTTAAGCATAATAGGCATTTTTCCTATATGAATTTTAGGTAATGTTTTATAAAAGGTTTGTATATTTTCCAAATCTTTTCCATTTCTAACCACAAATTTTATATTGATATCAATAGTCATTGCCGAAGCATAAGTGAAATTACGAGAACGAACTTCTTGAGGAAACATTAATTTAGTAGCTCCATTATTTTCATGGATTTGAGGTCGATACAAATGAAAGTTATCAAAAGTAATAAATAATTCCAATCGATATTTTCCAGATTGTGGGTCATAATCTTGTTCTGATTTAATATTTACATCATTAAACATTTCAATGGTTTTCATTGTTTGATAATCAATAAAATTGTTATAAGATTCAATTTGATGACGAACTAATCTTTCCAAGTGTTGTCCTTTAAAATAAGACTGAATCACATCCCATGGTGTTTCAATGTATTCAGACGCAAAGATTTCATCAGTAAATGATTTATCCATGTTTTTTTCAATTGTTACTGACATTAATTTAGTTATTATTAAATCAATTTTATTTTTAAATAATTTAAATATGTTATCTATATATTATTTTACGAGTAAAATAAGAATATTAATAATCATTATAATAGTTATATTATAATGAGTAATTTAAAAAAAACAATTCAGATCAATCCAGAATTATTTAAGATTCAATCATCGAATAAATCTCGCACGAAAAGTAATCGTGATAAATCAAAAAAATCAATTACTCCATCTTTTTTAAAAAAACAATTAATCGAACGAATCAAAAGCCACAAAAATAAATTAGAATCTACATTAAAACAAAAAGAAACAAAAAAAGAAAAAGAAGAAAATTATAAACATATAAATGATGATAATGATGATGATGAATTTATACTTTCAATGAATTTTCTCACTAGTTTAAAAGATGAAAATAAAACACAACCAAAAACAACATTTGTTGATAATATTTCTGTATCAAATAATCGTGCACCCGAAGTGAATATCAATTTACCATTTGAATTATTAGAAAATAATGATTCATTTGAACAAATCAATGTTAAAAAGGATATAAATCTAGAAGAATTTGAACCAGAATTAGAAGCAGAACAAGAACCGGAAATAAAAAGAAATTATGTTCCATTAAATGATGTTCCATATGGATGTTTAAAAAATGGAAATAAACCAACATATCGTTCTTGGATGAATAAATCGACAATTCATAAGAATGAAACAATAAAAAATTATGGAAATACAAATACAAATACAAATATAGATAATAATATTTTAGATAGAGAAAAGAAACTAACTGAATTAAAAAATAAATTTTCCAAAGAAAAAGAAAAAGAAAAAGAAAAAGAAAAGGTATTTATTAAAAGAACAATCAAGAGAAAATATACATTGGGAAAATCCAATATCAAAAAAAAAGTTGGAATATTACTTAAAAATATCAATACTAGAAAACAAATCACAGATTCATATAAAGATTTAAAAACACACGAAATAACGGATGTGAAAACATATTTAAGAAATAGAGGATTAATACGCATAGGAAATACTACACCACACGATATTCTAAGAAAAATATATGAATCTTCTATTTTAACAGGAGATGTAACAAATAATAACAAGGATATAATGTTACATAATTTATTAAACGATTCTTAATCTTCTTCATCCTTTTTTTGTTTCGTCATTTTTTTATTATCTTCTTCATCTTCTTCTTCTTCATCCTCTTCTTCTTCTTCCTCATCTTCTTCTTCTTCTTCCTCATCTTCTTCTTCTTCCTCATCTTCTTCATCCTTTTTCTTTTCATCTTCATCCTCATCTACGTTTTCTTTCTCTACTTCTAATGTGATTGGCTTGGATGGTATAACAGATACTAATTTTTCTAAAATATCTTTTTTTGGTATGATTGTTTTCTTTTTTGTATTCATTATAGTTGGATTTGTTTTGTATAAAGGTTCTTTTGTTTTTGTTTTTAATTTTGCAATTACAGAAACAAACTTGTCATTTAATTCGAAACGTTGTCCTATAACTTTTGCAACAAAAACATCTCCTTCTTTTATTTGTGTAAATTCATCTACATTATAATTATGGTCTCTAGTTATAAAAACAATAGCAGGACTAGGTTTTTCTCTTGTTGTTATTTCTGCCCGAATGCCTGCCTTTGTAATATTCATTGCAGTACAATTAATTAACATTCCTTCTACGGGAAAACAAGTCAAACATTCAAACATAACTTCATACACTACATAGTTGCTTTTTAATAATCCACTCGAATAACTTTTAATATCACAAGAGTTTGGTTTTATATATCCTTCGACAACACATTTACCTTCATAGTCATCTCTTAACTTTTGCAAAAGGGTTTGAATAATATTTTTTCCAATAGATGTAATATCAAGCTTTACACTTCTAGTAATTAATGCTTTTGAATATAAATAAGTATCATTTATATTTTGTTTGTTAAATTTTTTGGTTTGATTCATTTTGAAATTCATAGTTATTAATACTAATATATTATATTTATTATAATTCAATTTTAAATTATTATATTGGCACCCATCTATTAAACTTGAGTAATTTTTGTGTTTCATAATCCATGAACCATGTTCTATCTTCTTTTTGTTGAATTTGATAATATCTTAATATAAATTCACATAAAATACATAATTCATATTTATTAATATATTTTGTATTTACTTTTCCATTTTGAATTTCTAGAGAATAAAAAAAGGAGCGAAGTTTTTTTTTAAGAGGAGCCAATTGAGAATAAATTTCTTTTCCGATAATATTATTTAATAATTTTATTTGGTTTATTTTGCCTGCTTGGTCGCATATACTTCCGTGTTGTATTCTTTTTCCTTCTGGAAGTGTATTTTTTGTTTTGAAAACCATAATGGATGTTTTTAAATCGACAAACCCAACATATCTGTTGAAATTATTATATGATAATTTTTTGGTTGTTATTTCATTTATATTTTTTATTACACTCGTTTTTTCTGTTATTTCCCATTGTACATCTTCTTTATTTGTTATGTAATAAAAGGTATCATTCTCTATGTAGAGAACGTAGGCATATTTATCACCTAAATCTATAAATTTTTTTATACAAGAATATTGTAACAAAGCATAAAATTCATCTGTTTTATTCAACGATATATTTATTTTTAATATTATCTGAAATAATAATATTTTTTCTTCTGGTAATAAGAAATCGATTATATTTTCGATTAAGATTTGTTTTAAAATATCTTCTGGCATTCCATTTATTTCGTTGAATAGTAATCCATTATTATTCAAATTTTTCATTACAATTCCTATTGTGCTAAATTTATGTTTCCATTCAGGGTCTCCATCTGAAAAGGTTTCTCTTTGTTCCAAGTCATCAATATTATAAAATTCCATTGCCAAATCATAATAATTTTTTAGTTGATTTATAATGGTTGTTTTTACAACCATTTTTTCATATTTTGTTTTCTCTACAATTTTCTTTTCTTCTTCTTCTTCTTCTTTTTCTTCTTCTTCTTCGATTATAGCCTTTTCAACAAATGCATTATGAACCTCATAATCACTATATTCTTTATCAACATGAATATTTATTTTTTGTTCCTTATCATCGATGGGTATTTCTCTATTGAGTAGAGAAATATTTGGGTTATTTATATCAACCGGTTGAAATAAATAATAATTACCAATATTTACCAAATGACCTTTTTTTCCATGTTTATCAAATATGATTTCGGTTGGTTCATTAATTAATTCAGTTAATGCATAATTAATTTGTTCTTGAGAATAAATTTTTACATTATTAATTTCTTTTATTAACGTTTCTTTATCATAAAAATAATTTCTTTTAAAAAGAAATCGAATTTTATTCATTATTTTATCGATATTCATTTTTATAAATGCTTCAGAATACGTTTGGTCATTTATTTTCTCTTCTTTTAAAGAAGGATTACATTGATATTGACAAGTATCCATATAATCACACGTAGAAGTATATGCTTCGTCTCCTACTTGAAAACGAAAAGGTTGGTTTGGTAAAGTAGAGAGATGAATCACTAATTCAGTTCTCATATTTTCAATATCAAAATTAGTTTGATTATGATTTAATATACAATCCACTGCCGTTTCTTTTAATAATCGTGTAACAATGCCTATTTGTTTTGCTTTATATTCTGCAATTCTGTATATATATAAATCGGCAGCTTCGATTGACTTGTTGAATGGTAAAATGGTTCCATGTAAAAATATTTGTACATTTCGTTGTTCAAGAGGTAAACTTTTATGACTAAAATTTCTAACTGCTCTACCGATAATTTGTTCTATTCTATTAATATTATACCAAGGGTCTAATATATGGACTTGTCTAATAAATTTAAAATCTATACCTTCTGAACCGGCTTGAGATATTAATATTACTTTAATAAAATGTCCTTCTTTATTTCTTTCATTTGTGATATTTTTTAATTCTTCTTTATTATTTGGCGATAGTTTTTTATCACCTGTAATCATAGAATAACACGCGGGTTGTGCTTTTTTATTTCGTCCGTCTATTTTTTCAAATGTTGTGCTATCTATAGATGAAATTTTATAACTAGGGTCGAATAATGATGCGCCATTATATCGTTTGAATCCCATTTCTTCCAAGGCAAGAGCCATTGGAATTAATCCACTGTCAATATATTGAGAATAAATTAATATAATTCCTTGAGAAACAATTTGTTGTGAAGAATTGTAAATATTTTCACAAATATTTTTTATTTTCGAACTATAATTTCCTATCAAATGAGGTTTAAATATATGATATTGTGAATCTGGATATTTATATCTAAAATTTCCTTTTTTTGTTGCAGTATCTGTATAATTCATTATATTTTTTAATCCATTGGTTCCAATTAAATTTTTATCTGTTATATCTGTATTTTCTGGGGTTCCATCTTCTTCTTCTTCCTCTACCTCTTCCTCTATCATCCCGCCGATTTGTTCTTCTTGTTCTTCTTGTTCTTCTTGTTCTTCTTGTTCTTCTTGTTCTTCTACAGGTTCTGAACTATTTTCTGGTAAAGATTCTTCTTCTTGTTCTACAGGTTCTTCTTGTACAGGTTCTTCTTGTACAGGTTCTTCTTGTACAGGTTCTTCTTGTACAGGTTCTTCTTGTACAGGTTCTTCTTGTACAGGTTCTTCTTGTTCATTACTATTTTCTGGTAAAGATTCTTCGAGAGAAGGTAATGATTCAGTACTAGATTCGGTACTTGATTCGGTACTTGATTCAGTACTTGATTCAGTACTAGATTCAGTACTTGATTCGGTACTTGATTCGGTACTTGATTCGGTACTTGATTCGGTAGTTGATGGTTCAGAACTTGGATAATATTCATCTAATGAAACATCTGGTATTTGGTTTCCGGGTGTAGGATATGTAATGATTAATGATTGTATTAGAGGTTGAAGAATGGTATAATTAAAAGTAGTAAAATCTTTAAAATCAATCTTATTTCTAAACAGTTGTTCGTCGAATAATAATTTAATTAGATATTTATAAACTAAACTTTGATAATTTCCTAATTCAGTAAGATATAAACCCAATATTTTATCTTCAGAAGACTCTATTATTTTTCCATTCATTTGTATAGTGGGTATGGGTAAATTTTCATTAAATGTGTGTTCTGGAGAAAAATATTTTGGATAAATACGAAAAGGAAAGGTATAAGGATTTTCTCCTCTTACAAAAGAAACATATCCAGTAGCTTTTTGAATTAATAATTCTCTACCTTCTTCTTTTAAATTCTCGTCTTTATCAAAGACATCACTTATTTTCATAATAGAACGTTTATCATTCATATTCATCATATTTAAAATCCAAATAATTTCTTCACAACTATTAAACATTGGCGTAGCCGTTAAAAATAATAAACGTAAATTTTGTGCGGCTTTAATTAATTTTTGAAATGCCTTTGAAGCAATTTTTCCATTTTTACTTTCATTAATATTTTTCATATTTTGAATTTCATAAATAATCACGAGACTATTATTAAATTCATTTTGTAAATTTTTAATGGTTTGTTTGTTATCATCTGGATGAGTAAAATGATTAATATAATTTGCAAATTGAATATATCCAAAAAAAGAATAATATGAATTAATTAATTTATTGACTTGTTTTAATAATTCTTCTCTACTTAAGTTGGAATTTAATGGATTGACTTCTTTTAGAATTTTATTACCGACAACATCATTCATTATCCATGGCGAAGAATCATTTAATCGACGTTCATCAAATAATTGTAATTTAAAATTATCTTGAACATTAGGAGAAGCAACAATAATAATTTTTTTACTAATGCCCATTTTTTTTAGGTAATCACGCATTTCTTCAGCGATTCCAATTGCCGTAAGTGTTTTTCCACTACCTAATCCATGAAATAATAATAAACTATTATAAGGGGTTTGAAAAGATAAATAATTTCTAACAAAATTTTGATGAGGTGCCAATTCGAATTCTGCATCAATTAATTCTTGTGTATATTTTTCAAAGTTTTGTTGATTTACCAAATAATCATCTACGATATCGTGTAATTTTCCGTTATATTTTGTTTCTTGAAATTCTTTTTTTTCGGCGATTTTTACATTAAACTGAATATCATTTAATGTTGGATATAAAAAATTATTTTCATCTTCGATGGATTGTTCTCTTTCTAATTTTTCTTTTTCAAAAAGAAAAGAATTACATTCCTTACTATATGGATTATTTGTTTCTCTACATTGTTCACTTAACGATTCTAATTGTGGTGAAACAGTAGGATAATCAGGAATAACTTTATTTTCTATTGGATTTTGTAAATTATTTTGAGTAATAGTAGAGACATTAGGCATTAATACAAAATTACTATTTGAATTCATTTCTTTAGGTGCAGAAGGTTGAATTTCAGGAACATTATTATTTTCATCTACATTTACGATTTCAAAATCACCTAATGTTTTTCTTTTTTTTTTAGTAATATTTTGTTTTTTTTTACCAACACTTTTAGGTAAATCAATATCCATTATATTTATATGATATAATAAATATAATGATTAACTGTAAAAACTATTTTCAGTAATTGTTTTATGTACATTCGTTAATACTTTTTTTTTCTCGATATGATAAGGACGAATAGAAGATAAACATTCATCAAACGTTTTCCATTCTAATTTACTAACTTCAGAAGTTTGAAATTTTAGTTTCTCTACTGAAAGATTATTTTTATCTTGTAAAACGCCAATAAAATATTTATGTTTATAACATTTATGATTTGAACCTATAAATAATTCTTCAAAAGGAAGAATATTTTCAATAATTGTAATATCATCTATATTAATTCCCGTTTCTTCTTGGCATTCTCTTAATGCACAATCTAAATCTTTTTCTTGATAATTTTTTCTTCCTTTTGGAAATTCCCATTCTGTATCGACCCATTTTGTATTACTTTTTTCAATAAAATCTTTTAAAGTAATGATACTTCCATTATGATTGATTCCATTTAATAATAATTCAAACTTTTTCTTGGATTTGAATGCTTCATTTTTATATAGAGGATTCATAATAGGTTGTCCCCATAATTGTTTCCATAATTCGTCGAAAGATAGAGAAAGTAATCTATTTTTTTCTTCGAGAGACATTTCATCTATTTTTTGTTGAATTTGAAATATATTATTAGGATTATATTTTCCATATATAAAATCAATATATCCAAAACTATCTTTTCTTCGAATCATTAAATAATAATGAATATTATTTATTTTTTGTAAAAGTATCATTCCACAACTAATAATTGGTAATTTACATTGATGTAATACATGACCATTTTTAGAACAATTATTACACAACATTTTATTATACATGAATTTATTTTTATATTGTAATAACTTCGTGTAGAGAATGTAATCATTTTCTTGTATTAATCAATGGATGAAATGATAATTGAACCAGAAGTATGGGGACCTCATTATTGGTATATTTTACATACGATTGCATTTTGCTATCCGTTACATCCAAATACGATTACAAGAAAAAAATATTATGAATTCGTTCATAATTTACATTTATTTATTCCAAATAAAAATATTTCGACAAGTTTCAGTCAATTATTAGAGAAATATCCAGTAACTCCTTATTTAGATAATAGAGAATCGTTTGTTCGATGGACACATTTTATACATAATAAAGTAAATAAAAAATTGGATAAACCTATTCTTTCTCTACAAGAGTTTTATAGTACATACAAAAAGAAAAATAAAAACATTAATAAAAATAGTATTCAATTCAAAAAAATAATAAAAAGAATCATGTATTTTGTGATATTATTTATTTTTTGTGGATTAATATATTATTTCTATAATAAATAATTATATATTATATATATGAAATATGGTGGAAAACTAATTGAATCGGGTGGGTTTGGTTGTATATTTAAACCACAGCTCAAATGTAATCCTCACTATGTGATTGCCGGAGATAATCGTTATTTTGGTGAAAAGGGAGTCACAAAATTAATGAAAACGAAATATGGATTAAATGAATATAATGAAATAAAAAGATTTATTCCTATCTTAAAAACCATTCCTAATTATAAAAATTATTTTATTATATCAGATTATACCTTATGTAAACCTGGTCCATTATCTGCGTCAGATTTAATTGATTTTAATAAGGTAAAATGTTCTCCATTAAGAAAGGTAAACATTACATCAAAAAATATAAATGATAATTTAGATGATTTATTAGCGATTAATATGCCATATGGCGGAAATGATATCGATGAATTTATAAAAAAAGTGATATATGAAAGAAATATAATTGTTATTTTCAATGAAAAAATGATTGATTTATTAACCAATGCAATTGTCCCAATGAATAAAAGAGGAATATATCATGGAGATTTAAAATCAAACAACATATTAGTCAATATAGAGAATAAAAAAATGTTTTTAAGAATTATAGATTGGGGATTATCGGGAATATTTGTGCCCAATGTTACAAATGATTCTCAATTTTCAGAGAGTGGATTTAGAGATGATTGGAAATTGATTCCTTCTAAATTTAGAGATAGACCATTTCAATATAATGTTCCATTTTCAAGTATTTTATTTTCGAAAAAATTTAATGAAATTTATACTAGTTTTTTAATATCGAAAAATGGAAATTTTACAAATCACGATATACAAGAATTTGTAATTAGTTTCTTTGAAGATTATGTAGATACATATAAGTCAGGACATTTATCCACATTTAATTCTATATTTAAATATCACAAAAAATTAATTTCTCTTCTTTCAGAAGATAGTAATTCGATTCGAGTGAATAATAAAAAAACGTATTCTAATATAGATTATATTTATAAATATATATATGATATATTAATAAAATTTACCAAACCATATTCCTTTGATGTGTTGGCTTATTTTAGTCAAGTATATACAAAGAATTTGGATGTATGGGGATTTATAATGTCATATGTTGCATTATGTGATAATGCAAAAAATATTATGTATGGTAATTATAATGATAAAATAAAAAGTAATATGAAAGCATTATTAGAAATTTTATTAAAATATAGTGATACACCAATTGATATAGCAGAAATAAAAAAAGCATTGTTGTATTTTAATTATCAAATCGAAACAAAAAAGATGAAAAAAGAAAGGAAAACGAGAAAAAATAGAAAATAATATAATAATAAATAATATTATTATGAAATTAGAAATAATAATATTATTAATCATTGGTTTTATAGTTGCAAATATATATTATGATTGGAAATTTATAAAAATGTTTCATTTATATAAAAAATATTTTACGATAGCAGTTGTGATTGTTTTAGGGTTATTAGTATATTTACTAATAAAACGAGACCCATTACAAACAAAAAAAATATTATTATATGCAAACAATATGGTGAAATACATGCCGATTGATAAAAAGGCAATGGATGTCATTTCTCCTATTTTGGATTTTACAAAAGAACCCAATGCTTCTTCTTCTTTTATGACAGATATGAATAAATCATTAAATCAGGTAAAGGCAACAAAACGGTCAGTATCGGAAACGAAAAAAAAATTTGTGGCTTCACAACAAAATTGGAGATGTGGGCAATGTAATGCTCAATTAAATCATACTTATGAGATAGACCATAAAGTTCGATTAGAATATGGTGGAAGTAATGAAGTAAATAATTTGGTAGCATTATGTAGAAATTGTCACGGCGTGAAAACGGCAAAAGAAAATATGTAATATATATATGGAAAAAAAAAGTGAAGATTCAAAACATATATTAACATCATTTAATTATGATTACATTAAAAAACTCTTTTCTGGAGACTTGACCT